TTAACTCCAGAAAGTGATCCAATAAGGTTAGTAGTAGCAAGAGTTCCTCCAGTAACTGTAGAAGTAGCATTCAAAGCTTCAGCCAATACATAACTATCTACCATGTTTGAAAGAGCTTCTCCAGAATCTTTACCGTAATTCATAGCCAAATCATAAGCTGATTGGATATCGTCAAATTCGTGTACTTGGAAAGCTGTTCCGAACTGTTTGTCTACTGTAAGGTATTCAATAGTGTCAGTAAGATCGTCGATAGTCATATCAGTACCTCTAGTAATGATCTGAGCTGAAAGAGCTCCTCTGTAAGGCTTGTTGAATACATCACCTGATTTAAGTTGTGACATAGGTGACATGTCTGCGATTTTTCTTGCTACGTTTGTTTTGTAGAATACTGTTTGTTGCTCTTTAGCCCAAACGTCTACGAAGTCTGCTGTAAAAGTGTTTGCCATTTGTTTATAGAATAATAATATAAAAGATTATAGGCTTCTAGCTGAGCTAGAAGAGAACATCCCTTTGTTTCCGATACCTTTTTCAGCTTTGAATTTCTCCCATTGTTCTGGTGTCATATTCTTAATATCAAGCACTTTGTCTTGTTCTTTAGATGATGAACCTACAATAGATCTTTCCTTAGCTTTCTTAAGTTTATCAGATGAAAGGAAGTTATACTTGACGATAATATCTTCAAGTGCTGAGTTGTCTGTCTTAGCTAACGCTTTGATAGCTTCCTCATGTTGCTTCAATGATGGATTTGATTCAAAGATTCTAGTTAGTTCAACTTGATCGTTCTGTTGTCTTCTAATAGCCTCAATTTCTTCTTGCATCTTATCTTTAGTGATAAGCCCAGCCTCTTTAATGTAGCTGTCCAAGAAGTCTTTTGCTGCTTTAACATCATCTGGATCTTCGTTTCTACCTTTCATAGTCTCGATCTCTTTCCTCATGTTAGCGATTTCCTGAGTTTTTTTAGTGTAGTCAGATTGTCTTAGATACCCTTTTTTAAGTTCTTCGATGTCAATCTGTTCTCAGTTAATTTCTACGGTTTTTGGTTGTTCTAAATTTGAATCTCCTTGTAGGAGTTGTTCATTAGAGTCCATGTGTTTAATTTAAGAAGATAAATCAATGTTCGCTGACAAGATATTATCTAGGAAAGCAAGGAATCTCTTAGCAAGATTCAGCTCTGCTTGTACCGCCTTAATATCTTCGCTCTTCATTGTGCGGAGTCTTTCTTGTGAAGCTTCTACCTCTCTTCTCCAATACTCTACGATCTCTTTATATCATGGAGTAAGGGATATGGAATCAATAGCTGATTTCTGCTGAACAAAGTAATCCCAAGCCTCATTCTTATCTGCCACATAGGCTTTCTTGGAGTTCTGCTCATCAAAGTAATCTAGTATCGAAACCATGTACTATATATAAGATATAAATACCTACATTCATGTGGTCATACCACCTTGAGCTACTGCCTCAGTTAACGCACTTGGTCAACTAGGAGTCATTTCTGGAGCTTGCAGTGGATTACCTCCTTGTTGCATCCCTCCCATTATCTGTTGCATAGCCATAGCACTTTGTTGATCCTCTATATAGTTCTCTTTATCCTCAAATGTTGACATAACGTTTGTAAAGAGTTTAGATAGATCAACTGGTACACCTGCTTGTTTAGCACCTAATCAGAGATTGTATTTAGCTATAGCATCTTCTCTTCTATCCTCTATAGTATCATAAGAGCTTGATCATATCTCTACTCTTATCTCGTATTTTTGGATAGCGTTTGCTAATAGCTCTTTGTTTATCTCCCAGAAACCTTCGTCTCCATTCTTTTTGATTACTATATTCTCGTCCATATTCTCAAATGTTTCATTTAAGAGTTTGTAACAGATATTCTGTAATCCTTGCTCAAAGTGTTTTCTTATCTCGTCTATTACTACATTACTTTCAAAGAATTTTATTCTTGCTCCAGTAGCTGTATTAGTCAACGCTTGTTGGTTCTTTGGGTTACTTGTATCTACTGTAAACGTTACTGCCTGTATCTGTCTCTCAAAGTCGTTCTGTTCTTGGAAGTAATCAGGTTGTAATGTTCTCATAGGCAACTCCCAGAAGTTAGCATCTACTACAGTCTTATCTTTAGTAGTAGGGATTATCCCACCTGGTCTGCTTATTAGATCTCTTGGGTTTATACCGCTGTTTGGATTCCATACAAAGCTTCTATTGAGTGCTTGGTTCATATATTCACTTGCACTGTTTTTCTTGAAGTTTAGCTCTCTTTGGAGTCCTATCATAGGCTCAACAAATCCCCATGATAACATTGTCTCTGTATCCTCAAAACATCTAATCAATTCAAATGGGTTCTGAGATATTTCTTCAAAGCAGATACAAATAATATCGTTTACTGTTGATACTTTATACATCTTCTCGTCTTCTCCATCTTTAGCGTATAACCCATAGAATGTCTTTACTGTGAGAGCGTTCTTGTCTATCCCTTCAGTAACTGTTGAGCAATCTATCCCACTAATAACCATCAATTGTTTTCTATATCCATCTGGATCAGATTGGAATGATTTTATGTCTGGTATTAGCTCAACTTTATCTAGGTTTATGTATTTATCTTTATTTCTTTTGAGTTCTGCTAGTCTTATTCCGTTAGTGTATTCTATTACACCAGGACATTCGTTAAATACCTTATATCTAGGATCGTAATAGATATCACTCCAGCTCTTTGTCTCTATGGTAGGATATTCTCACCATACATATTCCTGTACTTCTTTGTTTTTCTTCTCTACTTGTTCCTCTCAATTCTCATCCATATACACCTCTTCTTTATCTGTAGGCTTGATTGATCTAGCTATTTCATATCTGAATCTCACCTTTGCAAACGAGTTTCCATAGATAATCATATTCTTTGCCCATAGTCTTACAGGTTCTATAAGGTTATATTTATCGAATATATGAGTCAAATAATCCTGGACTGCTACTGTGTATAGATTCAATTCATCCATTCTCTTCATCTGTTCTTCTGGTGTATCGAGTCTAGTAGTTTCATTTAATACATCAGGTTTATTTGATACTATGAACTTTGGTACTTTACTCATTATTCTAGGTGTGATCTTATTTACTACCTCATGAGCTTTATTTACTTTGAAATCAGATTTCCATTCAGCCATTTTAGGTGAAGTGAATGTAGAATACTCCTTATATACCTCAAGAAGTCTATTATTATAGTCTTTCAACAGCTGTTTGTACATATCAAAAGTGTTTGATATATATTTTATCACTGCTTGTTGTTCTATATCTGATACTCTGATCTTCACACTCATGGTTGATTGTTTTGAATTAAAACAGGACTTCAGTTCTGATCGTATTGTATAGAGATCTGTCAGCTAAACGATTTTGTATTAGGACTTATCTCGTACATACTATATGCCATCTGTAAGGCATCTATTACATCATCATGTCTACCTCTAGGGAATCTAAGTAATTCATGCTCCAACTCCTCCATATTGTTTCTATGCCAGATATGTCCGTTTCTATAGAGTGGGATAAGTTTCCTTAGTTTTGACTCTTTATCCCCATTCTGTCTTATTTCCTCTATATTAGCATACATACCTTGTCTCTGCATCTCTGCTTTGAGATTGAAACCTATTATTGTCTGAGCTTGGAACGCTTCTATACCTATCTTCTCTGGACGTCGTTTCCTATGATGATATATTATCTTGTCCTGGAGTTCTGCTGGGTTATATCTTCCAACTGAGTATTCCAATATATATAGTTCCATATCTTTAACCATTACCGTCATTATACAGCTATTATCTGCTGACTGTGCCTTGCTAAATGCTGGGTCTACAGTAGTAAATATCCTTCATCATTTAGGGTCTTCTGTATAGTATCTGAACCATTCTTGATGAAACTCTTGTGTCTCTGAGTTTACTGGCTCTTGTAGGTACTGGGTAGAGAATGTTACTGGTTTCTCTCTTTGTAGTTGTTTAAGTATTGATAGTGGGAATCTCTGCTCAAAGAAGCTTTTACCATCTTGTATAGCAGGGATTATTAGCTTCTCCCGTTTCTCACCAAGTCATTGTTTCTCTAGCTCTAATAAGTATCAGCATAGATCGTTATCATGCAATCTCTGCATTATTATTATTATAGCTCCATCAACTTTACTATTTAACCTTGATTTAAGCGTATCTTGATAGTTGTTGTTCACCTTTCTAAGTATTAGATCACTATTAGCTTCCTCTGGGTTGATAGGATCATCAATAATAAGTATATCACAACCTTTTCCAGTAATAGAACCTTGGGATCATGATGCGTAGTATTGACCTTCCTCTTGTGTCATCCAGTATTGCTTTGTGTTCTGATCTTCTTTTAGTGCTGGTCTTCTAGGGAACATCATTCAATACGTAGTCGATTGATACATATCTCTAGCTCCTCCACTATTATCCTCAGCAAGTGATGCTGAATAACTAATCTCCATAAACTTCAAGTTAGGCTCGTGTCATAAACACCAAACAGGGAACGCTTTACTTACTATCTCTGTCTTTAACGATCTAGGAGGTATATTTATCATGAGCCTTTTTACTTCTCATGTATACACTCTTTCTAATTGCTCACATATTGCTTTAATATGCCAGTTCTCATCTAGAGTGATTTTCTTCTCCTTCAATCGGTAGTATTTTATGAACTCATAGAGCGACATGCGTTGTTTTTCGTGTCTTTCCTCTAATTCACGCCTAAGCTTCTCAGCTATCAGTTCCTTGGCGAGAGTGGATGTCATCCGTGTTCTCTTTTACAATATAAAGATTTTTTTTACTTTGCAAGCCTATTTACCTTTTTTCTTTCCTTTACAGCCCATTATTAGAATGGTAAGATATATAAAACAAGTTTCACGACTAATACTATTACTCATATACTTAATATTGCCTTTATCATTTATTTATTTAAAGATTTAAATTTTGGATCTTTTAATACTCAATTTTTTATATTCTCTTCTATTTTTGCTCTAATTTTAGGCAATGATTCATTTGTCATAGACAATAGATCTGGTGTTATTATCATTGCTGGATTAGATTTTAATGCTAGTTTTATGTTCTTTGGTGCGTTTTTAACCGCATTCAATAAGAAGTCTGGAACTTTCTGTAATCACTTTCATAATTTATA